TGGCCGCCGGGCGTGCGGTAGACGGTGAGGCGTCCTTGGTCTGCGTAGCTGCGGAGCGTGGATGGTGAGACGCCCGATAGGCGGGCTGCTTCACCGATCGCCACAAGGTCTGCGGGGTGTGGAGGGTTTGTAGACATCGCAGATGTTGTACACCTTGGGGAGACCGGGGTCAAGGATCAGGGCAACACCGGCCACAGAAGCCCTGCATTGGCCCCTGTATGGCCCGTAGAGCGCCTCTTAGCCTCGGGGTGAAGGGTTGGTGGCCTGCAGGCGTAGACGCTTACAGGGGCCGGTAACGCCAAGCGCCCCGCCCTTCGGCCTATTGGCGTTGGGGCGGGGCGCAGGGGCCGGCTCGGTTTTCCTGTTGGTCGGGCGCTGGGCGCCTGGACGCGCTAGTCGACGGCGGGGCAGGGGAGGACCGCTGTCGTCCGAGCCGGGGATCTCAGTCGACGAGGCTGGGAGAGTTCTTGGGTCCCATGCCCTCGGATGCGATCGAAGTGAGGATGGACAGCACACCGGCGGTGAGGGAGACGCCGGCGATGGCCTGCCAGTCGGCGGTGAACCAGTCGAAAGATGCGCCGGCGATGACGGCGATCAGCGCCTGGGCGACGGTCTTGACGGCCCGCTCGACGGCGGCCTTCCAGAACTGTCTGGTGAACATGGCTACTCCTGGGTGGTGATGGTGAACGGGGCACAGACACCGGTCGAATGGGTCGCCGCCGCGTTGAGGGCGTACTGGACTCGACGGTGAGCGGGTAGGCCTCGGGTGGTGTGGAGGCTGCCGAGGGCAAGTGGTGAGCCGCAGCCCATGGCCTCGTAGCCGAGGGTGGAGCGCAGCACGGCAAGGTCGGACTCGACGGTGTAGAGCTTGCGCCGGTAGGCGACGAGGAGGGCGCCGGGGAGCTGCTCCTCACCGTCCTTGCCGACACCCGCCTGGGCGACGATCTTGCGGAGTGCGTCAACGAACACGGTCGCCAGGTGCTCGAGATCGTCGCCGCATTTCTGCTCGGGGACTCGCAGCCGGTAGGCGACGAGCTGGCCGAGTCGGAACGAGTCAACGTAGCCGACCAAATACGGGCCGTTCTCGATCACCTTAGGGAAGGTGGTTGGGGCGATGAGGTCGTCCTCGATGGCTGCGGAGTCGCCGCCGATGGTGACGCCGCCGTCATGTTCGACGCCGACGATGACGGTCATTCGACCGGCGGTGGCGAATCGTCGGGAATCGGCGCAGGCAACGCTGCCAGTTCGGTCTGATACACGGCAATAACCGTGTCCAGCGTGGCAATCGCCGCATCCGCAGCAGCCACAGCCTCAGGGTCGTCTGCCGTGACAGCGACCTGACGGTTCATTTCATGCCCGAACTTCTCGACAGCAAACTGCTGTAGGCGGGCTTCAATGATTTGTCGTTTCTCGTCGTCGTTCATGATCTGCTCCTAGAAGTTGAGAAAAGCGTCGCCGCCGTCTGGAGTGAAGGTGCCCGAAACCACGCCGCCGTTACCAGAGACGGTGAAAGTCCACGAAGTGCCAACCGAGTCCATCGAAGAACGGATCAGGTAAGCACCTCGTAGCGACGTCAAGGCAGCCGTGACTGATAGGGCGGTGAACCCCGTAGGGGCCGTGTATGTCGGGGTCTGATTCGTTGAGATCGCAGTAAAGAACAACGCCCCGTACTGAGGAACGGACAGACTGCCAGAGTCAATGGTAGTTACGGAGGAACCTGAAGCGGTCGCGACGGTGGTGGCAGGGCGCGTCACGCCCTCAAACGCCCACGCTCCGACGATCCTGTTTGCGAAACTTGCCGTGTATGTCACCGTCACGACCGTAGAAGTAGTCCATGCGGAGGTCACGACGCAGTACCACACATTGCAGGTGTTGGCCGTTGTGGTCTCGCCGAGTTTCGTCCATGTGTTGCTTGCGTCGTCCGAAACTGTGCTGACTGTGTTTGTTCCACCGCCCCGGGCAGCTAGTACGACAAGCGTGCCGACTGGTACCGCCCGAGAAGCAGTCAATGTAATGGTCGACGCAGATGTTGAGCCGTAACTCTGCCCGACCTCTGCGACAAACCGAACCGACATCAGAGTTCCACCACGGAAGCGACACAACCCCACTTTTCCGTAACACTGTCGTAAATAAACCCGACCGTTGTGACCTTATTGGCGACGGTCGTCGTCGGCAATGCCACGCCTGACGCAACGAACGACGCACCCCAAGTAATCGCACGAGCCGTGCCGTTGTCCTTGATGCGGATAGTCAACCGATCAAAGTTGTTCGGCGTCCCGCTCAGGTTTGTCGTCATTGACGTGATTGCCGCCGCCTGCGCCGTGATCGTCACCGCATCACAACTGTCTGTGTTGATCGTCGGGGTGCCTGACGATGTGATCGTCGTGACGCGTGGCACGAAACGTGCCCCGCCTGCACTGGTAATCAGTGCCAGCACCGTGCCTGACGAGTTCTGCCACTGCTGCAAGTCAGCAGTCTGCGAAACGGCACCCTTCAACAGCACAGGCGACTCTGTTGACGTCGCTGCTTGCAACGTGATCTGGCGGTCGATGTCACCGAACGCCACGAAATCGGTAACGACACCGTTAGCAAGCGTGACGGTCAAGACGACGGTCTTGGCTGACGTGGTCGATGACACGACAGGATCGGCGGTGCCGTTGATGTTGACATCTGAGCCGCACGTCATCGTCAACTTGCCAGCGGCAGGATCGCGAGCGAGCAGGAACTGTTCGCCAGCCGAGACACCCGATGTCAGATTCACAACGGAAACCGAGACATCGCCAGCGAACCCGAAGTAGAGGATCTTGTCTTTGTCGGTGGCAAGCAGCGTGTACGACGAAGTGCTGACGACCTTGATTGAGCGAAGCACACCCGACGAACCCTGCGCACCTTGCGCGCCTTGACTGCCCTGAGCGCCATCTGCGCCCTGCGCACCCTGCGCACCTTGAGCGCCTGCGGCACCGTTAGCGCCCTGTGCCCCTTGCGTGCCTTGTGCGCCCTGCGCGCCCTGCGCACCGTTTGCACCTTGGGCGCCTTGAGCACCCTGCGTGCCCTGCGCACCTTGAGCGCCCTGAGAGCCAACGTCACCCTGTGCGCCCTGTGCGCCTGCGGTGCCCTGCGCACCCTGAGCACCAGCTGCGCCTTGCGTGCCCTGCGCACCTTGCGCGCCTTGACTGCCCTGAGCGCCATCTGCACCTTGCGCACCCTGAGCGCCCTGAGCACCCTGAGCACCCTGAGCACCCTGAGCGCCGTTCGCACCCTGAGCGCCGTTCGCACCCTGGGCACCAGCGACACCCTGCGAACCCTGTGATCCTTGAGCGCCCTGCGAACCCTGAGCGCCATTGGCACCCTGAGCGCCATTGGCACCCTGAGCGCCATTCGCACCCTGACTTCCCTGCGCGCCTTGTGCGCCTTGCGCACCCTGCGCACCAGCGACACCTTGCACACCCTGCGCACCCTGAGCGCCATTGGCACCCTGAGCGCCAGTCACACCCTGAGCGCCCTGCGGGCCGGTCGCACCCTGAGGGCCAATCGGACCGGACACGGACGAACCCACCGCCGTGACAATCGTGGCGGGCCGCTGCACCAGTGTGATCTCGTCTGCGCTGCGAACGATCGTGACAGTCTGCAGACGAAGGGTGATCGACGTGTTACTCACGACCGGGTCACGTCCTGCACGATCGTGACCGGGCCGGCCAACAGCGTCGTCACGACGCTTGAGTTCGTTTCCTGCAGATCAAACACCGCCGCACCTGGCGTGAGGGCAGCGGTCGTCGCCGCCGGCAACGTCGCAGTCACGATGCCGCCAGCAGCGTTTGAAATAGCACAAGTGAACGACGCCAACACAGTCGACGCGTCGGCGGTTTCACGAATCTGCGCAGCATACGTCCGGCCCGTCACGTTGATCGCCGTACCGGTCGAGTCCTGCAGATTCAACGTGATCGTCTCGGTGTCGCCGATGCGCACCGTCAGCGAATAGTTAGCGGGAGTGCTCATCGGTCCTCCATCGGACAGCATTGGAAACATGCACCGTCGCCCACAGGACCGACAGCGCCAGAAACGACCATCTGGCCGTGGTGATCGAATACACCAGCCACGGTGTCGACACGAACACCAACACCACCAGCCAACCCCACCACAACCGGCGCCTCCCCACCAGCACCGACATCGCCGCCAACCCCACCAGCTCGGCGGTCAACAGCAACCAACCCCACCACTCGTCGGTCATTCATCGACGTCCTCGTCGTCAACACCCTCGAGCAAAGTGTTCATCAACGCCGTCGACTCGGCCTCCCACACCCCAAACAGACAGTCCAGGTAGCCGGCGGCATCCACGATTGAGTCACGCACCGTCGACGACCCAAAGTCGTGCTCGAGGGCGGCGCCGATTCGAGACAACTTGACGCACACCATGAACAGCACTGCTTCACGAACCGTGAGCTCATGGCCGGTGATCGCTGCGAAGATGTCGGCGGTGCGGCCGTAGTCGATAACCGGATGGTCGTAGATCGCCCCTCGGTCGCCGAACACCAG